TGTAGGGGGTACTTCATCATCTATGTTTGCGGGTTCGATAGTTATTTGATTCAAAAGTAATTGTGGCATAAATTGTGCAACAGCATCTCTTATGTCTGATTGAATTGCATCAAATGTTAGTCCATCATATGGCTCAAAAATAAATTCATAGATTCTTGTTCCAAATTCAGGTAAATAATATCTTGAACCTTTTCTCGTTAAAATTAAATGAATTAAGTCAGCTTTAATTTGCTGTGTCTCAAATTCAGTAAGTGCTAAGTAATCCCCTTTTCTAGAATCTCTGAAAGGAAAATTTATACCATATGTAATACCATCTGCCATATAGTGATAAATATACTTTGATTATTTTTTTATTGTAGTATTTCCCTTCTGAGCTTTAGGTTCGTATGGACAATGTCTACAACCATTACCACAACAATACCCTCTATCCAAGTGATATTGTTCGGTCATAACTTTTCTTCCGTTTTCTGTGTAGAAATAAGAAGGGAGAAGTTCTACCTTCTCCCTTTTATTTTGATTGTTTTCCATAGGTTATACTAATGTAATCTCACAAGCTCCTCCTGCACATGCAAGTTCCCCGCTCAAATCAGTCTCGTCATTGTTCTCAACAATCTTAGATAAATCAACGTCTTTAAGAGTGAGCATCAATTCCTCATACTTTTCTTTTGTACAATCCTCGAAAGGTGCTTGTACGTATGTTCCACCGTTGTAGGGTAGACAAGATAGACCATTGTAGTGTTCTTTGTTTTCCCACATCCACTCACCTACAGCTGGCCATTCGTGTTCACGAATAGAAATTGTTGCAGATACGTTGTGAGCATTTGAACCACTTCTATGACCAGGTCTAATCCATTCTTGTTGAACCTTCTTTACTCTTTCAAGTAATTGAATTGGTGATTCATTTCTTAGAATAGACCCTTCAGGTGCTTTTTGTGGAATACTAATTACCGCAGTGTCGTGAGGTCTAAAGTATTCATCTTCTACTAACTCAGGGTGATTTTCCTTGAGATGGGTGTAGATTGATTCGTTCTTACCAACTCTAACTCTTCTGATGTAGTAATCGTTATGCCAAGCGTGGATTCCTGATGATGTACCCAATGTTAAAGAGGTAGTACCTGCTGGTTTTACAGTTGTGGTTCTTGCCGCTTTATTGATACCAATTAAGTTAGCAACTCTTTCATTTTCTTCTTTAACAACTTTTGAAGCGGATTTCATGTTAAGACCTAAGACTGCTCCTGAACCGATACCCGTCATTGAAATTCCAACAAGAGCATCTTTTTCAGTTGTTCTCTGCCAAATTGGTCTGAGATAATGGAAGTCTGTATATCCTGCCTGTAATGTTCCGATAAATGAAGCTGCTCTTACTCTGTCTTCGTAATCTTCTTGAGATACCACGTTTGATACGTTAACCTCAGTTAAGTTACAGAATTGGAAAGGTCTAAGTGCAATTTCACAACAAGGGTTAGTTCCCCAATCTTTGTCGTTAGATAGGTAGATACCTGGTTCACCAGCTCCACTTGCTTCAATTCTTTTCCACAACTCCATGAAATACTCTTTGGTGATTTTGTGTCTCATGAGAACTGCTGAGTTGTTAGCTCTACCTCTTTGTGGATTTGTTTCCCACCATGAACCACTCTTACTACCAATCATATCTTCATCTGTTGCTGAGAACAAACAAATAAGTGCCGCTCTTCTAATACCACCTGCAAGTACAGCGTCTGCAATATGGCAAACGATGTCGTGAACTTCGATTGGAGATAGTTTTTCACCGTCTTCTTTTGAGTCTAAAATACCCTCAAGTTTTATAAGACACTCTTTCAATGGTTGAGGACCAGGAGCTTTACCACCTGAGGTTACAAGTCTTGCACCCTTTGGTCTGATATCACTGAAATCAAACTGAATGTGTGAACCACCAAAGAAGTAAGATTTAACTAATACTTTAACTGCGTCAGCCCAACCCTCAATTGAGTCAGCAACTAACCATCTTCTTCCTCTTTCTTTATTTGGTTTTCTGATTTCAGGTAAAACATCAACGTGGTGTTTTTGAACTGAATAACCAACTCCTGTTCCACCTAAAAGTAAGAACATAATTTCTGAAAATACTCTCCAATCATCAATCGGCGCAAACGCACAGTTGTAAATTCTGTTTGGTGAGATTTCAATAGGTTTACCAGCGAACTGCATCGACCTCATTGAGGGTAATACTTGTTTCTTGTAAACGTACTGATAATTCTCTCTAATCTCTTTTTCTAATTTTGGATACATTTTAATATGCATCTCCATGTTTCTTGTAACTAGCTCTTGCCAAGTCTCTCTTCTCTTGAGTTCAGGCATGTACTTCGCGTACTTCATGTACACTGTAATGTCTGATAAAATTCTGTTCGAAATGTCCATTTTTTAAATTTTTAAGGTATAACTTTTTTATCAAAAAATCACCGATTTTTATGATAAATATGCGGTCGGCAACTAAGCGACCACGAAAATAATTAAAAAAAAATAAGTTTTTTTGAGAAAAAGTAGATATTTAATTAAGTCTGATTTTGGGTTTTCTCCCTTTCCTTTCTTTTTTCAAGGAGCTCCTTAACTCTATCTCTTTTTCTTTCTTCTTGTTGTTCTTCGAAACCAAGGAATGTTACCGATGATTCGGTGTCTATTTCCAATAATTCATTATTGAACTTACAGTTCTCGAAGACAACACCGTCCTTACCAAGACGGGATTTTGTGATGGCGATTGTTGCAAGATTCATCTCTTTTTGTTGTAGAGTCTTAGCAACGGTAATGATTACGTGACCAACTTGTGCTTTCTTGATTGAACCACCCATTTGGTCAGTTGTAACAACCTCAGAGGAGATTGAACTTCTGTTTCCTTGAGTTGCTGTCCACCCAGCTATGTCTAACTCGTGGCACATCGCTTCAAAAGCTCTCATCACGGACCCTTCAGCTTTCCACTCATCTTTAGCACTTGACTCAGGTAATACACAATCAATGTAATCCAAAAGAATCATATCTATTTTTGTACCGTCAGCAATCATTTTTCTGACTTGGTTTTTGATTTGATTCATAGTCATAGTATCAGATGCTAGTTTTTTTAGAACTAACTTGTTTGGCATTGTCTCCCTAATCTCAGTGATTTTCTCCATAACTTTTTCTTTATGGAATACCAAGTTGTCGGGTTCAATTCCTGTCCAAATTGTGAAGTGTTTTCTTTGTACAATTTTTGGGTTGTCTTCAAAAAATATCTGAAGAACATTGTATCCCATATTGAAAGCTGTGTTTGCAATTTTTGTAAGTACAGTCGTCTTACCAACTCCTGTAGGTGCTAATATCACCCCAATCTCACCTTTAGCCAATCCACCTTTGAGTAGTTTGTCTATACCCGCAATCCCCATAGGAATTGGATGTCTATAATCTTCTTCTAAGACAGTGTCCAAATCTGTGAAAACGTCTGATTGACCTTTCTCAATTTCCCCAACCTGTAGGGCTTCTCTCACAAGACCTTCAACTTTGTCGTAGGACTCGAAGTCTCCTTCTGTGATAATCTTTTGAGCCTTGTTCATTGCTTTCTGTAACTCTTGTTGTTTACAGAATTTCAATGCTTTTTCTTGAACAAATTGAGTTCCTTCAAAAGGTGCTTCTTTGATTTGTTTTAAAGTATCTAAAACAATTTTTGCAACCAATTCTTGTGAGACTTCAGATTTAACAATCTGTTCCAAGGTTTCGAAGTTGGGTGTAGATTCGTACTTAACATAGTACTCCTTAATCATCTGAATTATGATTTTGAAATACTTGTTGTCGAAGTAAGAACTTTCCAAAACATCAATGATTGAAGATGAAAAATCCTTGTCTACAACAATCTGATTGATTAATTGAATTTGAAAAGTGTTACCTAAATAATCGAAATTCTTGTTCATATATTGCGTCTCTTACCCCCTGTATTATTTTAAATATTTGTTAAGCGAGGTCAAGTTCCAAATATTTGTAAGTTAATTTTTTGCTTGAGAAGATGTCTGTGAGTTCTCTCAAAACCTCTTTTAAGAATGGTCTAACATCAACTGTGTAACGCACTTTTGGTGGGTAAAGTTTTCCATCAAACTGTCTGTGGTTCAACACTGTGTCTCCAACCTTGATGTAAATGTTGAAGTTTTCAGGACCTTCAGTGAATGAAGTTTCCATAATTGTTGGGTCGTGAATTATTGCCTCTTGATTCTCCATCATGTAGACAACTGTTTTCATTTTGAGATAGTAGTGAAGTTCTTCACTCAAAGCTTTGACGAATTCATGTAACTCCAAAGAATTTTTAGCTTTGGGAACATACCCTCTTACGTTGAAAAATCTTTGAACAACAATGTTGTCGTTTAGAGTTAATAGAAACTCCATCTTCGTGCTTTCTTGCTCTTTCATAATTTGTGTTTTGTTTTATTGAAATAAATCGTTTGGAGGTGCTCCTGCACCAATTTCGTTATCTTTGTAAAAAATTACTGTGTGTTTTTCATCTTCTCTTGGTTCTTCATCAACAAAATAATATAATGCCAATGAATATCTGTCCAAGTTTTCAGGTGTGTTAAGTGGTACGGGATGTCCGTGAGGTGCGTCTTCAATATCAAAAATTACCACTCGGTTAAATATTGGTTCAACCTCTATAAATTTTTGTGCTGGATTTACCGTCCAAAACTCTAAATTACCTTCCCACTCTTTTCTCCAACCTTCATTTAGATAAATTAATACATTTAAAACTCTTTTTTTTCCTGAGTTTGGATGTTGATTGTAATCAATATGAACGGATAGTTTTCCCCCTTTCTTAATTCTATGAATACCACCCCCCATCAAGACTGGGTCTCGATAAAGTTTTTGGTGTCCTGTAAGCTCCTCCAAAAATTTTATAAACTCAAAAGAGTTTAGATAGTCCATTACTAAACTTGTTATTGGTAACTTATCTCTAAATTCTTTCATATCTGTATTATAGTTCGGATAGTAGAATTTTTTATGCTGATACTCTTTTGTGAAATCAACATTGTCGTGATGCCACACATCGTGTCTATGTATTTCTTCCTTACAAACTCTTAGAAGATATTCTGGTAAGAAATTATCAATCACTATGTAAGGAAATGGATAGGCACTTTTGTAAAGTGTTTTTAATCGTGGTGCCAAACTCAAATCAATCATAACTTTCTTTTTTCTTAATTGTTTTCCTTCATCTGTAATCAGAGGATTTGTAAGGTCAACAATTTTAGAATTTACTCTGTAGAACTCTTCACCAAGTATACCGCTTTTGGTACGTCCAGTCAAAATATTAATTAAACTTTTTATAGGTTTTTTCTGCGGGATATTTTGTGCAGTATCCAATATCTCTTTGATAGTACATGGTTTCTGTTGCAATTCGGGAAAATACTTAACTAAAGTTTTTTCGCCCAAACCTTCAATACCGTCTATATTATCAGATTTGTCCCCTGTAAAAATTTTGGTAAGGGTAACATTATAGTGAGGTATATCAACTTTGTTAATTGATATGTTATCTCCGTTCTTGAAATAAGTTTTACTGACTGGTGAAAAGATTGTTACTCTTTCTGATATTAGTTGGGTGAGGTCCTTGTCTCCTGAAAAGATTATAATTTGTTCGTCAATAGCAACTTGTGTATAGTAAGCAATCAAATCATCGGCTTCGTTGTTCACCATTTCAACCTGTCGCACAAAGACCTCCTCCAAATACGTCTTTACTCTTGCCTTTTGTTGCAAGTAAGATTCGTATTTGTACTCATTCATGTCTTGTCGACGATTACCCTTGTATTGAGGGTAAATTGATTTGCGTATTGAGGAGTTGGAATCGCCGTCCCAAAATACAACCACTTTATCGTGATTGTGTTCCTCTAAAAATCGTCTTAGTGTATTAATGAAGTGATACACCCCACCTATGTGGGAACCGTCACTATAGAGTTCCTTTACCCCGTGGAATCCAATTTTGAATAGGTTATCCCCATCCACCAACAATGTCTTCGTCACATATTCAATTTAAGGGTGAACAATCAATCTTCTTTTTCTTCTGTAAGTGTAAAATCACCATCCGC